CCGGTTTTTCAACGCGGTTGTCTCCGCGGTCTTTCAGTCGAGAAGGGTAGACTTTATCTCTGCATTTTTGCACTCGACACCCATGGGCGGGCCGCAGCCCGCAGTCGACAGAATTTTTCAGGCTCTGCCGTGCCCTGGTTTCAGTATGGTTTCCTTCCATTTGTACCGGTCGGGATTTTTGATGGGTCCGACCACCCATATATCACTAGTCGGAAATTTAACGGGTCCGACTGCCCGGTTTCGTAGGTTGTCTCCTAGGAGCCAAGCAAATTTGCCTGATCTGACCACTGAACGTGAACGTAATGTATTAGGAATGCAGGTAACTGCCCCTGTGTTGGCCAGAGTTTCCAATCACTGAGGCTGATTTCGACGCCGTCTGAAGAAACGGAGCCGGAACCAGCAGAATCAATGCCAGACACAACAATTTCAAGCGCACCAAAGCCAATAGGAGTAAGCTGCTCGGCAGCCGTTCCATACCTAGTATGGGCTACTGAGAAAATCCTACTGTAAACGACTGTGGAATTTGCTTTGCCAATGTTGTTTACATTGAAATCCCTGATTACATTTTCGTCAGTCAAATAGTTCTGGCCTGTCTTAAAGTCCGCATCCAAGGTGAAAATCAACTTGTAATGGCCGTTTTTCCTAAGAAGCAGATTATTGGTATCACTAGGTGATATCAACGTTAGCTCGTTAGGTGTTCGGCTAAAAGTGTCACTCTTGTCGCTGTTGATGTCATAAGCATCAGCCGTACTAAATGATTTGAACGTTCCGCCAGCCTCAACGGGCTGGTTAGGCCAAGTGATAAGGTCCGTGTAAATGCCGCCCTTATCCAACGTCTGCAAAGCAGTGGTGTCCGTCTGCGATGTCAGGACGGTGCGAACGACCTCGGGAACGGGACCAGGTCCAGGCCCAGGTCCAGAATCACTGGCGACGACAGGCTTGAGCAATGTAATGTCATAAGACACCCAAAGCTGGCCGAGCGTAGTGCCCGGTGTTTGAGGCAAGCCGTCTGTCATGACCTGTACTTTGGCAAAATCGTAGAATCTTGCGTCACTGGTCTGAGTGGATTGGCTGTCAGCATCTCGAACGTACAGCTGCAGTCCGTTGCGTGCAAACTCTTTGCACTCAATCGCGTGAACGATGTTGAGGCTAGGTTTGTTGACGACAGCGAACTGGCTGTTCTCAAACGAAACAATATCGGAATATGGTTTGTCGTTTACGTTGTAGTTAGTAGCTATACCAACCGTGCCCAACGCGCCAGAACTAGTGTATTCACTAGTCATCGACTTAAACGTCAAGACCATTCCATTGATTTTGTATTGCTGATAGTTTCGAGCAATCCTACTCAGCCAAGGAAACATTTCCGTGTTAGATGGATTAATGTCCATGGTAAGGTTGTTGAAACTCAGGCCGTCACTTGGCACTGATACTGTTCTAACAAACTCCCTATGGGTGACACGAACTTCACTTGAACCGGAGCCACCAAACATTGGCACGTCTATTGAGGAGTATCCTCCTTTAGACATGGTGTTGTCTGTGACCGTGTAATCCCCGAATCCTGCGATCCGAGAAATTCCAGCTCCAAAAGCTGTGCCAACCTTCCCAGCAAAGTTAGCAAAAGAGTTGCCTCCTTGCTTTCTTTTCTTCACTGACATGGTCAAATTGTCCACCTTTTTCGTCAATTCCTTGATCCTTGCCGCAGCATTTGCATTGGCATTTGCACCCTGTTTAGGCCGGGTGCCACCTTTATTCATCCTTTTGGTCATGCTGGGCGACGGCTCCCAGCAACTCGTGGCGACACTCAATGAACGTTGTAATGAGGTCTTTGTACTCGCTTTCAGGCATCTGCACAATCTCGTCAAGGTAATTACCCTTCGTAGATATGTCGCAAACCTTACTAAACGATGCATCAAACAACATCCTTTCGGGCGTCGCTAACCAGCATTTCCACGTGCCGTCGTCCTGTCGCACGAACCTGTGAGAACAAAAAGTGAAATCAGTCCGTGACTGTTTCTCCAAACCCCGAACCGGGACTCCAATCTCCGCGTATTTACGAGCGATGTCCTCCTCGGTGTCTTCTTTGTACTTAAGCCACTCGAGGCAGTCGTCGCCCATCACAGCTGAGAGGTTTCCGATTGCTGCGGCGCAAGCAACTCGTGCCACGCCATTTGAAGATGTAGTCATCAAGCAACCGCTCCGTTGACACTTATCATCGTCGTAATCTATAAGATCACCACTATCAGTGACGTAAGGAGTGGTGGTTAAGGACGCTTTCCACCATGCCGCTGCTTTCTCAAGCACCGGATTCCTGTCTTCACAGGTAGCCAACATGTGTTCGGCAAAGATTTCAGAACAATCGCTAGAATAGTTCTTCTCCCAACCACGAACGTCAGATGCCACCGGATCCCGATCCAAAAGATTTGAAATCTCGTAGATGCAGTTTCCGATCAAATTAGCATGATATTCGTTAAATCCAATACCCTTTTTCGTAGGAAGCATTGGGTAGTGGCTGCCTTCTGCGTCGGCATAAGCGCCGAAAAAGAATCGCATAACCATCTGATCGATTAAGGAGACGTGCGAAATGATTCTGCACAACTTCTTTCTAACAGGGTGTCCCTGGTTCTTGCCGAATAGCCTGACTGGATCTCTCAGCTCCTTCAGAATCCATTGCTTCCTGTCAACTTTTAATTCGTTGAAGTCGCCTTCGAACTCTGCTATCGCCTTCACACGCTCCCACACTGACTGCTTTACGAAGCTTAAACGCTCATTTAAGATTGCGCCGTTTGTTCCGTAGGCGAGTCGGTAGGGGTATCCTGGCTTGGAGGTTTTGCACACATCTTTGACAATGTCCGGAAAAACGGTGTCAAATCTTCCCTTGAGATCGAGTCCATGTTGATCTTGGCCAAATCCGCAACTCCAACTGAAGCCAACAGCGTTGTACATTGCCGTAACAATTTCTTGTGCTTGTTTGACTTTTCCTGCTGGAAACCTGATTCCTCGGTACTGCTCTGAGTCGTGATACTCGTCGATTGATCTGAGGACATGCTCTTGGTCGAGACTGGGCCTATGGTAACCTTTTTCGATTTCTGGGAAGAGGAGCTCGAAGAGTTGTCTGACTTTGGCGTCGCCTCGGGCGACTTTTGTTCCGTCGACCTTTTTGGCGCAACTTCCGAGGATGTATCTATTTCCTTCGCGCTTTGGTTCTGTGTAGAACTGGTAGTTTGCTCTGGAATTGAAATATCCGTCGAGTTTTGCGCAGATCCACTGCACGGTGCCGCGTTCAGCCCCGTCAGCGGTCTCACGACGGGGCTCCGAAAATCCTCCTTAGTCTCAAGTTTCCTTTCGACAGCAGGAGTATCGTTCGCCTCAAACTTCTCTGCGAGAGGAGCCACCTTTGTTTTAAGCGCTGCCGCAACTTTTTCGATAGTCGCGATATTTACAAGCGTTTTCTCGAATTGAACTTTCTCTTTAGCCAGTTTCTTCGATGCGCTCGTTTTCTCGCGAAAAGCTTCGTCGGCATGCTCGCACATGATGTCGCTCTCGTCGTCACGCGTGATCTCGCAAGTCTCGGCCTTGACGAGTGGTTTCACAATGTTTTCCTCCAGCGTTGCATCCACGGCGTCAACCAATTTCTCAATTGGCTTGTCAACCATGGCGTTAGCCAATTTCTCAATTGGTTTAACATCCACAGCGTCAACCAACTTCTCAATTGGTTTAGCTCCGTCTCTC